ATGGCTATTTCAGATAGTTATCTAAAGTCGTGCCTAGGGCGCGAACGCGACAAAGTTGAAGAGAAAGCAGACCGGGATGGACTGTGGGTGCGCATTTCCAAAAAGGGCGCCGTTACCTTTTTCTACCGATTTCGCTTCCTGGGTAAGCAGGACAAAATGACGATCGGCAGCTACCCGGAGTTTGGGCTCAAGGCTGCGCGAGACGAAGTGACGAAGTGGGCCGCGATTCTCGCCCGTGGCGAAAACCCGCGCGTCAGGCAAAGCCTCGATAAAGCCAAAATTAACAGCCAGTACACATTCGAGGAACTGTTCCGCGAATGGCACTCCATGGTCTGCATTCAGAAAGAAACGGCCGGGCAGATCCTCCGCACGTTCGAACTACACGTTTTCCCTAAGCTCGGGAAGTACCCGGCGCATCAGCTGACGCTTCACAACTGGCTCACTGTTCTGGATCGGTTGGCGCAGGGGTACACCGAGATTACCCGGCGTGTAATCAGCAATGGCCGGCAGTGTTATTCCTGGGCGGTTAAACGCCAGCTGCTGGAGGTCAACCCACTGGCTGAGATGTCGGGCCGTGACTTTGGCATCCAGAAACAGATGGGCGAGCGAACGCTGGACCGGAAAGAGCTGGCGATTGTCTGGCGCGCGATAGAGGATTCCCGCCTTATCGAGCGTAACAAGATCCTCTATAAGTTGTCGCTGTTGTGGGCGTGCAGGGTCGGCGAACTCCGGCAGGCTGAAAGCGCGCATTTCGATTTTGAGGAAGGTGTCTGGACTGTGCCGTGGGAAAACCACAAGACAGGCAGGAAAAGCAAAAAGCCGATCATCCGTCCTATCATCCCCGAAATGGTCCCGATGCTCAGGCGGGCCATTGAGCTGGCGCCGGGCCGCTTCGTTTTCTCAAAATACGAAGACAAGCCGATGAGCGAAGGCTTCCACATGAGCATCAGCAGCAACCTGGTGAAGTTCATGCTGAAGGCCTATAAAGAGCAGGTTCCGCACTTCACCATTCATGATCTGCGCAGAACCGCGCGAACGAACTTCTCTGAACTGACAGAACCACACATTGCTGAGATGATGCTCGGCCACAAATTGCCTGGCGTGTGGGCGGTGTACGACAAGCACACTTATATCGAAGAGATGAGGGAGGCATACGGAAAATGGTGGGCCCGACTGATGAGCATCATCGAGCCCGATGTTCTGGAGTTCACGCCGCGTCAAATCGGTTAAACAAATCGCGTCATTTTAGGACATCCTAGGACATCTTAAGACACTATGATGTTGACCCAGTATAACTGCGGTTATAAACTGACTCTAAAATCACCAACGGTGATATGGAGGAAGGTATGACACAGAAACGCGAAGTAAGAACCAGTGACAAACAGCGCCAAACGGTGCGGCGTTCTGCTGAGTACAAAGCACGACTGAGTGCTGCTTCTGCCATGCTGGCCGAAAAAATGGAAGAGAAGCGTAACGCATGGGTTTCAAAATAAGCCGATCGCAAGCACTGACTGATGTCATTACTCAGTTTCCTGTTACTGAGCTTCCAATTGAAGAGTTTGAACAATATAAGCGGGAATGTATTGAATATGATGACATTCCCGCTCCTGCCATTCATATTCAGCTCGAACACCCTGCACACATAGAAACAATTGGCCGAGATAAGCTAATGGAGCGGCCGGTTGAAGCTCGCGCAGAAGAATTACATCATGTTCATATCTGGCAAGAAGGGTGCTGCTGGGAAGATGGTGATGGTCTATTGGTTCAATGGGCTTCGACGAGCGACAGCTATGTTGTTTATTCGTATTTCGTTGACAGAGATAATGATCATCATTTCTACGTCATTGATTACTGCAACGACAAGGCCCATGTATTAATTGAAGACCAGCGGCAGGTTGCCGAGTGGACCCGGCAGGCCAAAGAGTTCAGGATCCAGAACATTTAAACGCCCTTGCTCGGGGCGTTTTTTATTCGTGTGACTCCCGATCCCGTGTGCCACTATCTACTATCGTCTGTTGGGCGACAAAGGCGGCCTTTCTCATCACGAACAAGGTTCAAGTGGGACATGGGGAGGCGGGTTTTACGGCGCATCTCCTTTTTCTGCCACTCGATAACTTTACTCGCCAGCCACTTGTTAGAGCCTCCCATATAAGCGCAGTCAGGATCCGGAAACGGATTTTCGCTCTTTTTGCGTTTACGATAGCGATCAAGTGTTCTTGGCGTAATACCCAGCTGTGAGCAGATATCGCGAGTTTTCATCAGTTCAAGTTCGTTATTCATCATCTTCCTCGATGGCCTCGCGGGCCGTAATTGGTTCAGTGCGCCTGCGCCGGCAGGTTGCGAAGTTTACGAACGCCGATCATTGCGGTCGCGACATAGCTGGTGGCCCGGTTAACCACCTCGACAGTGACTTTTATCCCGTCGACAACGACGGTGTAATTGGTCCTGTGCTTTTGCCTGCCGTAATCACCGTATTTCGCGTGGTGCGATGCCAGCGCGGCTGCGCACGCCCGGCGACCAATAGGTGATTGCTTACTGCGATTAATCAGCTTCATCATCAATGCACTCCCAAAGTGGCTACGACATCACTCGCTGTTTCGCGGGTACTGCCTTTGCTGGATATAGCCCGGCGAGCACTGACGCGGTGCAGAGTGAAGCCGTGCTGTTCGTAAAGTTCAATTACTCGCGGTGCGGTAGAATTGCTGATTACCACTTTTGCCCCCCGCTGGTGGGCTGCCACACAGCTTTCCACAAGCTCTATCTGGCTATCCCATGAGAACCCACCAGCCGCGTAGTTAGTGAAACCAGCGGTGCCGGGAAGCGGTTCATAAGGCGGATCGCAGTAAACGACGTCACCATCACCTGCCAGCGCGAGCGTGCGCCTGAAGCCTGCATTCATGAATACGCATGCGCGAGCCTTCCGCTTAAATGCCTTGATCTCTTCTTCCGGGAAATATGGCGCTTTATATTTCCCAAAGCCGACGTTAAAAAAACCATCCAGGTTGTAACGGATCAGGCCGTTGAAGCAGTGCCGGTTGAGGTAAAGGAATGCTGCTGCGCGCTCGACCGCATCCAGCCGCTGCGCGTTGAATGCTTCACGAATTACCGTGTAGTTTTCGGCATCATTCAGATGTCTGAATGCCTTCATTGCCTCATAGATCACCGAATCGGGGACCACCGCCAGCATCTGATACAGGTTAATCAGGTCAGCGTTAACGTCAGCCAGCAGAAAGCATTCGTGCCTGTCTGAGTTAAGGAACACGGAGCCGCCACCCACGAAAGGCTCGACGAGGCGTTTACCTGCGGGGATCAGGCGATCCAGTTCCGGCAGCAGCGAATATTTGCCACCAGCCCATTTCAGGAACGGACGCTGCCAGTTGCGCGGTGTAGGTTTTTCGACTGGAAGCGCAGCGGCGATACGTTCGCCTATCCAGCGCATGACCGGTACTGCCATGCTGTTGCCGATCGCCTTGTAACGTGGACCGTCCGGACAATCAGCCGCGACTTTTCCGCGCCACGAAATCAGAGTGTGGTTATCGGGAAAACCCTGGAGTCGCTCGCATTCAACGGGCGTTAGGCGGCGAACCTGCATGCCAAACTGAACGACGTCAGCAGATGCACGCGAATCCTGCGTAAAGGCCACGTCTTCCTGATAGCCTTTACCTTGAGGGCCAGCAGCATCGTGGCGACCAATAGACGCGTGCTGGATGCAAATAGCGGGCGGCTGACCGCTGTTTGCATGGCTGGTATCGTGATTACCGGCTCTCAGCGTTGGTGACATATCCACGGTCGCATCAGCGCCATGGTCTTTGTAGCTGAAAGCTATTGCCGGGAAGCCTTGTCCTGGTTTACCTCCGCCAGTGGATAGAGGGCCTGCTATTTGCCCGTCGCCGCCCTGCAAACGAATCTCACCACGACTGTTCTCCGCGAAAGCAATGGCTGGGGCCAAATTGGTGCCTGATTGTGCTGAAGTCAGCGTAGGGGCTTTTTCTTCAGCCCAACCAATGCCACCGGCTTTACTGCCCTGACCGGGTTTAAACCCATAACACACGGCGTTTTCCTGACCATGATTACGTCCCAACGTATGAGCCAACTCGTGATTAGTGTCAGGATCTTGCGTGCCATGGACAGCGAAGGTCTCTGTGTCAAAGTCGATTCTCACACCGTGGGCGGTGCATGCGGTTGCTACGTCGATACTTCCGCCAGTATTGCCTCCGCCATACGACAAAACGTAGGTGTCCAAATCTTCTGCGGTGCTGTCGTTTTCTTTCGCCAACAATGTGCGGGAAATATCGGAATAAGCGTCTGATACAAGTCCAGATCCGCGCTGGCTGAAAATTTCCTGATTGCTGGCGCCAATACCACCAATATTGTTGGACTGGTTCAGGGTTGGGTGTGGATTTGCTGGATTGTCCCAGTGACTACCGCCATCAGAGCGTTTTCCAGCATAGCTGGCAATTTCCGGTTGCGTTTCTCGGCGCGGCGGAGTATCCCGGCGCACGCTGTTGAGCTCAAAAAGTACCGCTGTGGGATCGAAGTCTTTTCGAGAACTTGCGACAACGAACACACGGCGGCGGCGTTGGGCCACTCCGAAAAATTGAGCATCAAGCACGCGCCAGGCGATAATCCTTTGTGGTCCAGACACACAACCTGCGTGCGTCCATTTTCCCCCTGGTGGCTGCAACTCGCTGCTTTCTCCGGCAAGTCCTGCCAAAAAGCAACCAAAGGCGTTGTCTTTGCTGCTGAGGACGCCCGGGACGTTTTCCCAGACGATGATCGCTTCATCTTCTCCGCGCTCGCGGCGTTTGTCGTCGATTGCATTCGCTAATTCCACGTAAGAAAGGGTTAACTGTCCGCGCTCGTCGTCCAGACCATTGCGCAGGCCAGCAATACTGAAAGCCTGACACGGCGTGCCGCCCACCAGCACATCTGGTGCCGCAATATCACCAGTTCGCACCGCAGCGGCGATTTTTGTCATGTCGCCGAGGTTCGCCACCTGCGGCCAGTGATGAGCCAGGACAGCAGACGGAAACGCTTCAATCTCAGCAAACCATGCTGGTTGCCATCCCTGCGACTCCCATGCGACGCTGGCGGCTTCAACCGCAACGACCTGGCCTACGGGATTATCACGAAGGGGCTGAAGAATCTGGCGAAGGAACTGAACTGCATCGTGGTGTTGCTTACCCAGCTGAACCGCGATCTGGAGAAGCGTACCAACAAACGTCCGATGCCGAGCGATTCCCGCGATACCGGGCAGATCGAGCAGGATTGCGATTACTGGATCGGCATTTACCGCGAAGGCGCTTACGACGAGAACGCGAACCAGAGCGAAACCGAGTTACTTCTGCGGCTTAACCGGCATGGCCCGACAGGCGTTGTTTATTGCGATCAGCGCAACGGTGCGATTTACGACTGCGACCAGGCGGCTGCTGAGCAGAAGCGCCGCGCAAATGATGCTAGACCAAACAAAAAGAGGGATTTCTGATGAGCAAAACCAAAGAGCTCGTGGTTGCCGGTCATGCACTGGTTAAAGAACTGCATTGCGCTGAGTCTGCCGCGCTGGTGCGCGAACTGGCTATGCAGCTGGATGTACAGTGCGCACGGGCAGATGCGCTGGCGGTGGAGAATGTGGGGCTGAATAAGTTCATCGATGACGAATGTTACGTTTACGGCCCTCACTACGTTGAACCTGTTGACGCCGCAACTGAGAAACCAGAAACCCCGGCCACCGACCGCTTCGTTGCAGAGATGAAAGCTCAGTACCGCGCAGAAGGCATTAACTATGCCGCTGGTCGCTGCGCTGCTGCGTTCAATCACGGTTTCATCGACAAACCGATGAAAGAAGTTGGTGACGTTGTGCGCATGATTCTGGACACAAAGGCTGAGTTGGCAGATTCACCGGAGCCTGCAGATGATGGTCTGTCTGGTGATTATGCGGAAAAGTCGCTGAAAGATTGGGAAGAGCAGCTGCGGGAGGTGGGCCAGTGAAAGAGCGCGGAATGATTTTTAACGCTGAAATGGTCCGGGCTTTGCTAGACGGGCGGAAAACACAGACGCGGCGGCCGATGAAATCTGACTGTATGGATATAGGCGAGAGGGATGATGGTTCCCGTTGGCCGTGGCGTGAGCACAACGATGGCGGCGATTACTGGTATCCATGTCCGTTTGGTGAAGTAGGCGATCGCATCTGGGTGCGCGAAACGTGGTCTGTTGTGAGCCACTCATTTAATGACGGTGGCCTGATGATTGATTACGTCCCAGATCGCCCGGCAAAGGCAGTGCATGAGCAGCCATTCGGCAATGGTTATTACTCAGGACATGCTATCTACGCTACTGACGGTGACTTTACATGGGGAGATGATGACGGTTGTGTTGATGGTCGGTCATGTTGGAAACCATCCATCCACATGCCGCGCTGGGCCAGCCGTATCACGCTGGAAATCACCGACGTGCGGGTGGAAAGGCTGAACAGTATCAGCCAGGAAGATGCACAGGCTGAAGGCATGGAGTTGACCGGATGGCGGCCAACATACTCTGACCCGGACAGCGGCGGGGAAGTCTGGACTCCATATGACAACTTTGCGCAGCTGTGGGAATCAATCTACGGCGAGGAAGGTTGGAAGGACAACCCATGGGTTTGGGTTATCGAATTCAAACGCGTGAAAGGAGCAACAGCATGACTTCACAACTGACGCCAGAACAGATTGCAGAGCTGCGGGAATTGGCTCAGGCCGCATGGGGTAAGTGGCAGGCTTACAAGCCGCATAAAGGCGCTCGCGGGTATGAAGTTAAAAACGGCGTTGAAGCAGTTGCACAGCACGCGCTGAAGCGAGACGCCGAGTTTATTGCAGCCGCTGACCCTGTAACCATTCTGGTGCTGATGGATGCGCTGGAGGCCAGAGATAAGCGCATTGCTGAGCAGAGAATGCTGCTGAAAGGCGCTGACGCTATCCAGACAGATTACGCCGAAGCGCTCGAATGCCAGGACGATAACGACTCTGTTCTCGCGGCTATCGTCGCACTGAAGAAACGCGCCGAATCAGCAGAGCAGGCGCTGCTGCTGGAGAAGCAGAAAGGGGCAGGAAAGATATTGCCGATTGCACTGCCACCCTCAAAATTCTGCCCGGCGGAATACGCTGGTAGCGTGCTGTGGAATGAAACGGAGATATGGAACAAAGCGATTGAGGCCTGTTCAGACGCTCTTCGCGCGGCTGGCATCAGCCTACAGAAGGGAGATGAGTGATGATCCACTTCCACGGTGGGCCAATCACTCCTGACACATGCGCACTGAAAGCGTGGAAAGGACGACACGCATTCATCTCGTTCGCAAACCCCGGGCAACTCAACCTGGCCTCGGAAGTCACCCAGTCTTTTGCGCTTGATAACGGAGCGTTCAGCTTCTGGACAAAACAGCGTGTTGTTAACTGGGCAGAGTATTACGATTTTGTCGCCCGCTGGAGTAATCATCCGCGTTTTGCATTTGCGGTTATTCCTGACGTCATCGGCGGCACCAGTGAAGAGAACGACGCGCTGATAGATGAATGGCCACACGGGAAGTTTGTTGGCGCGCCGGTATGGCACATGAACGAACCGGATGAGCGCTTCATCAGGCTGTGCACTGAGTTCCCCCGCGTATGTATCGGCTCGATGGGTGAGTATGACGCAAAGCGGCCACGTCGCTGTGTGGCACGACTCAGAGACTTAATCCGGCATATTGTGGACGAGAACGGCTACCCGGTTTGCAAACTTCACGGCCTGCGCATGCTCAACGCTGACATCTTCCGGCACATTCCGTTGTCGTCAGCTGACAGCACAAACGTCGCCAGAAATATTGGCATCGATAAGGCATGGCAGAAATCGGCATACGCGCCGGCAAGCAAAGAAACCCGTGCTGCCGTTCTCGTTGAGCGTATCGAGTCGATAAACAGCGCCAGCGCACTCAACTATGACGCTGACCGGGACCGTTTTATGCCTCAACTGGCATTCGAAATTTAAGGGAGATGAGTGATATGGCTGACACAACTGCCGAATGGAGCCTGTCTTTAGATACGCAATGCCCGCAATGTAAGCACGCTTTTGATTTGCGCCATGAATTGGTAGACAGCGCCGCAAATGTCCAGGCATGCGAGACAGACACTGTGGCTACCCGTGATTATGAAACAGCATGCCCTGAGTGCGGCCATGAATTCACTGTTGATTTTATCTACTGAGGACTAACCATGACCAAAATTACCAGAGAACGCTTACCCGCCAGGTGAAAGCACAGGATACCGGTGCGCTGCTGAAAGAACTCGGCAAGCGTAATGAGCTGGCTGCGCGCCTCACGCCGTTTGTCGGTGCGTTTGCGTGCGATTCCATGGATACCGTAGCGGTCGCCAAATACGGGCTCAAAAAGCTGGGTATCAAAGATGTGGCTGCCGGGCATGAAGTCTCCGCCCTGAACGCTGCGCTGGCAGTGAAAGCCGCTCAGACATCAACCATCGTGGCATTTGGACAGGACGCAGCGCCGACCAAAGCCAATGCCGTCTCATCCGTAATTGACGATCTTTAAGGGGCAACCATGACCTTTCAAACTTCTGTGGCCGACGATATGGCCTGGGGCATTCCTGGCGAGCAGGCGCTGGCCGGTGATGTTCGTGCTGAGCCGGTACAGCTTAAAACGGTATTCAACGGGACGCCCGGTCAGCGCGCGCCATTTGGTGCGGTAGCGCTGACGCAGGCAGCAGGGGAAAACGGTGTCGTGTCGATTGGTGGCGATGGCGTTTTCATCGGGATCCTGTCCTCTCCGAAACAATGGGTGGCGTATTCCGCGCTGGGTGGCAACGCTCCTGGTATTGAAGCGGGTGCGCAGCTCGAAGCCACATCACAAACACCGGGCATGTGGATGGAACTGACCACCGCAGCGGCGGTAGGTGATGCCATTGCTTATAAAGCTGATGGTACGTTGGTTGCCGCGCCCGCCTCTACGGCTCCAGCCAGCTCAACGCTGATCCCCGGCTCTCGCGTTGTTCGTTACAACGTGAATACCGGCATTGCAATCGTTGCGCTTCAGCAACTCCCTGTCCCGGCTCCTGCTGCCGAAACGCCTTAATCGCTGGTGGGCTTCTGGTCCTCCTGCTGCTTATCTAATTGAGGGAACTCAAGAATGGCTCAAAAAATTTCAACGGTGCATAAGCGCCTCTCCCCGGCTGCTGCCGCATTGCTGAAAAGCAAGCTGCGGGGCATTGCGATGGACTCAGCTGATAATGTCCGCTCGCTTGCAAAAGTCGGGATCCATATCTCTGACTTTGCCGCACAGTCCTACGCGCAGGCGTATGGCATGGATGCAGCGGTAAGTATTCCAGGCCTGACCGTTAACGCATCTCAGGGTAACAGCCCGTACATGCAGTTTCTGCAAAGCTGGCTTCCTGGCCAGGTGCAGGTTATCACTGCGGCCCGCAAGGCTGATGAACTGATGGGTGTCGTAACTGCCGGTGCGTGGGAAGATGAGGAGGTTATCCAGGAAATTCTGGAACTGGTTGGCGTGGCCCAGCCTTACACCGACTATGGCAACATTCCGCTGTCGAGCTGGAACCTGACCTACGAAAAGCGCGGCGTTATCCGCTTCGAAGAAGGTATTCAGGTTGGTGAACTCGAAGGTCTGCGTTCTGGCCGTATTGGCGTTGATTCCTCCGCTACCAAACGTAATGCAGCATCGCTGGCACTGGAAATCTCCCGTAACCGCGTGGCGTTTTATGGCTACAACGGGGCAACGTCCTATCCTATCTACGGCTACCTGAACGATCCAAACCTCCCCGCATACATCACTGTGTCTGCAGGCGCGGCGGGGGCAACCTGGGATAAGAAGACCTACGCAGAAATTGTGCGTGATTTGCTTACCGGCCTGTCGGCACTTCGTACCAAGTCGAAAGAAGTTATTGACCCGACATCGACGCCGATCATCCTCTCGGTAGCCTCTGACAAGGTGGATTACCTTTCCACCCCGAACGACCTGGGCGAAACGCCGTATGACTGGCTGAAAGAGAACTATGCGAACGTGACGGTTAAATCAGCGATTGAGCTGAATGACGCCAACGGCGGTGCGGACGTGTTCTATCTCTATGCCGAAAGTGTTGGCGATTCCGGTACTGATGGCGGCGGCGTGATTGATCAGATTGTTCCTTCCCGCTTCCGGGCGTTGGGCGTGACCTCGGCGACACTGTGGCGGTCACGCTGACACTGAAAGAAGTTGTCTGGTTTACTGCGACGATCGAGACGATGCCAGCCAAAGAGGTGGCTGTTTCGTCCAAGTCGGCGAAGACCGGCGGCACAGCCAAACCTGATGCGGACACCGTGAAGCAGGGACAGAAAAGCACTTCGGACGCTACGGCGGCCACGCAGTCGAAATCAAGCTCGGTGCTGAAAGATATGGCGGGGTGGTTCTGATGAAGCAGATCCCATTGAAGGTTTATCCCCGGCAATCGCTGTCTGTGGTGCTGGAGGGCTCTCTCTACGAGCTCAGTTTGAAGGAGTGTAACGGCATCATGGCCGTGTCGGTCATTCGCGATGGCGAGACGATAATCAGCAACCGGCGCGCTGTCGCGGGCATGCCAATTATCCCTTCCCGCTATCTCAATGACGGTAATTTCTTTCTGCTGACGGATAACGACGAACTGCCTTACTACACCGGATTTGAGGGCTCAAACGTTCTGGTGTGGGTGACGAACGAGGAGATCGACAATGCTTGATGGTCGCGTCCTCGAAGTGGGCATTGAGGTTAACGGCGAGATGCAGTTCTACCGCGGTGCGGCAATAGCCGTGAAGATCAACAAATCGACCGACACAAAGCAGAACTCCTGCAGCGTTGAAATCGATAATCTGCTGCTGGACACCATCGATTATCTCGTCACTGAAACTTCACCCTGGAACCCGAGCCAGAAGCCAAAGCTGATCTCAATTCGTGCTGGCCGGCAGGCGACCGGGGTAGAGAACATCTATAACGGCGACGTTGTGCAGGCTGACCCCAGCATGCCGCCAGATCGCAAACTGACGATGAAGGCCCTGACGCAGGACGGCGCAAAGTACAAATGGACGTCCCGGTCGTCGCCCAAGACCATCCAGCTGTCTGAACTGTGTAAGCACGTCGCCTCTGATTACGCCCTGGCGCTGCGCTTTGAGGCCAAAGACAAGACGGTTGCCAACTACGTTTACAACGGTTCCACGGCCCAGCAGATAAAGAAACTGGAACAGGTCGGTGACGTCGATTGCTTTATCGATGATGACTTCCTGGTGGTGAAGGATTACGGCAAAGGCATGAAGGGGGAAGTCAGGCTGATTTCCAAGGATACCGGCATGGTCGGAAACCCGGCACCAGACGACAAAGGCGTGAAGGTGCGCATGCTGTTTGACCCGTCGATTAAGCTGGGCCAGCAGATTGAAATCCGCTCAGACGTGAACAAATCGGTGAACGGCCAGTACGTCATTTACAACATGGCGATCAGCCTGGCTACTCACGAAAATGACTGGTACGCCGATCTGTCCTGCAATAACGACAACATCAAATCCATAACAGAGCAGCGGGAGGCGCAGAAGAAAGCAAATGCCAAATCCAGCACCTAGCCGCAGGCCCGGGCAGGATAATGACCTGTCAGGCGCAATGGATCTTGTTCTGCGCAAATTCTTGCTCGATGTTGACGATATGCTGCCGGCGCGCATTGTTTCCTACGACCGCACTCGCAACCGTGCGCAAATCGAAATCCTCTACCGCGTCACGATGACCGACGGCTCCATGAACCCTCTGACGGCCCCGGCGGAAGTTCCCGCGCTGGTAATGGGCGGCGGCGGCATGTGCCTGACGTTCCCGTTAAAGCCCGGGGACCTCGGCTGGATAAAAGCCAGTGACCGTGACATGTCACTATTCCTTCAGTCCTACGAAGCGGAGCCGGGCAATACAGCCCGGCTTCATTGTTTTGAGGACGGGGTATTTGTTCCTGACGTCATGAAGGATTTCGTTGTCTCGGATGGCGCAGCGGCGACGCTGCAAACCATGGACGGAACAACATCGGTTGCCGTGAAGCCTGGCAGTATCGTCCTGACGGCTGGCTCAACGGTGGTCTCCATCACCGACGCCGGCGTGCAGTCCAATAAGCCAATACAGGCACCGCAGTTTACCGATGGCACGCTGAAGCTTATCGGTCATGATCATTCGAATCCGGAGGGCGGGAACGTCGGACCTGCGAAGAATCCATGAAGACATTCGCCACTAATGGCAACTACGACATTTACCTCGGCCGCGATGGCAACCTGGCTATGGCCACTGATCTCGAGGCTGTAAAACAGACATGTGAACACGTGTCCCGCACCATCCTGGGCGAGCTGCCCTATGCGCAGTCGCGCGGAATACCGTTCAAGCAGCTGTCACTCGATGCGACTTCCAACACCAGTATCTATGACATGTACCTCCGCAAAGCACTGTTGACGGTGCCGGGCGTAACCGGTGTCGGGAGTGTCACATTCCAGCCTGACGGCGACAACCTGAAGTATTCCGCAGAAATCAAAACCATTTACGGAACGGAGAAGGTGAGTGGCAACTTATGAATATCTTTCCCCCCAGGGGATAATCGTTCCTGACACGTCAAAAATTCTCTCTGATACCGAGAGCGAATGGAAATCGACGTTTGGCGAGGATCTCGACGTCACTCCAGATACGCCACAGGGAACCGTCATCGCCAGCGATGTCGCTGTTCGATCGGAAGTGGCGGCCAATAACGCTGCTGTAGCGAACCAGATAAACCCGAACTATGCCGGCGGTGTGTTTCTTGACGATATCTGGGCGCTGACCGGTGGCAAGCGGCGGCAAGCAACTTACACGCTTGTTGATGGTGTGGCTCTTGCTGGAGTCCCGGGAATCGTCATTCCCTCCGGCTCCCGGCGTGCGACAGTTGCTGGTGATCTCTTTCAGTTGTTGACGACTGTCGTGCTGGATAATGCTGGCGGTGGTAAAGGAGATTTTCAGGCGCTGGAGTCTGGCCCTGTTGCATGCCCGGCGCACGCGCTGACGGAGCCAGTGGCGGGATATACCGCCGTAGGCTGGGAAACGTCGGATAATGCCATTGCCGGTACGCTGGGTGCGGAAGAGCAGACTGACTTATCGGCCAGAAAAGAGCGTCGGGAAACGCTGGCGCTTCAGGGGCGCTCAGTCTCCGAAGCAGTCTACTCAAACGTCCGGGCGGTAGAAGGCGTCAAGTCTCTCTCGTTTCGCGAGAATACCGACGCGCTGCCGCAGACCATCGATGATATTTATCTGGTCGGCCACTCCGTCTGGGTATGTGTCGACGGCGGTCTGGACCAGGACATTGCCAATGAGTTGTATTCGTCGAAGACGGGTGGCGCAGCCTGGAATGGCGCGCAAAGTGTCACTGTTACCGATCCGTGGTCAGGGCAGGAAAGCGCTGTGCTGTTCGACCGGCCAACGGCTGTGCCCGTAATGGCCCGCTTCACGGTGCTGGCGAAGGGAACAGGAACAGGAACAGGCGACCCGGCATCTATCATCAAAGACACGGTGATGCAGTATGCCGACGGCCTGCTGGAGAATGGCGAGGCGGGATTTGTGCTGGGCGAAGACGTGTCGCCGTTCGAGCTGGCTGCCGCGGCTAACACGGCATCACCACAAATCTTCATTAAGAGCGTGGAAATCTCCCTGAAGTCGGCCACCCCTACCTGGTCAAAGGATGATATTGCGATCGGCCTGAATGAGAAAGCCACCATTCAGGAGGACGACATCATTGTGGTGACGACATGAAAATCCAGCAATTTGATTTCAGCGTCGACCTTATGAAGGTCGTCAAATGGGAGTATGACCAGGTCCCAAACCTGATAAATCTCCTCAGCCTCAAACAGGAGTGGTACAGCAAAAATCAACAGGCGTTCTGGGAGGACTGGGAGCGGGATGTGTTCAATCTGCTCACCGCCAATGATTTCGGGCTTAACGTCTGGTCGATAATTCTCGACCTCCCGCTTTATTCCGTCTCCGGCGCCAGCCCCTCTGACTACCCGGCCTTCGGGTTTGCCAATTACGGCCTGAACTTCGGCATCAGCAACTTTGCCACAGATGCCGACACGGTGAACAGGCTGAGCGTGGAGCAGAAGAGAAAGCTGCTCAGGATGCGCTGGTGGCAGATCACCTCTGATGGTTCTATGCCATCGATAAATCATGCGCTCAGCGATGTGTTCGGCAGCGATGTTTACGCGCTCGACGGACACGACATGACGATCACCGTGGTCTATCAGAAAGTGCTGCCGGACTTGATGATGACACTCCTGCAAGAATTCGACCTGATCCCGCGCCCGTCAGGCGTGAAGATTAACCACCTGATTAAGCCTCGAGAATCCTTCGGGTTTGCTAACTACGGCCTGAACTTCGACCAACCAAAATCACAATTCGGGAATTAATATGACCTCTCTTATCCGAATCCCCTTTGCTGACTCAGGGGATAAAACAGCCGTGCCTGAAACTGACGCAGGCGGCGGTGTGAATATGACGCAGGGTTACGGCCAGGCGTATTCACTTGACCCGGCAACAGACCCGAGCGCCAAGCGAATCGAACGCGAAAAGATGAACGGACTGTTCAACCTGATTACGTCTGCAATTGGTGAAATTCAGGTGGGCGGTGTTGGCCAGTTCATTACAGCAGACGACAATGGCGGCGTTCCATATTCCTATGGTAAAGGTGCTATTGCGTTACTTGGTGGCGTCGTTTACCAGTCTCTGGTTGATGCCAATACAGACACCCCTCCTTCGAGCAAATGGGGGGTAGTGTCCAGCGCAGGCAACCTCCTTAACGTTAAAGTGATTACCTCCAGCGGAACTTACACCCCATCGCCTGGAACAAAAACAATCATCGTTGAATGCCAGGGCGGCGGCGGCGCAGGCGGCGGGAGCTCGGCAACTACTTCCGGGAATGCGAGCATTGGCGCAGGGGGGGCAGAAGGATGTTACGGAAAAGGAATTTTCACTAATTTATCTTCCAGTTACAGCGTGACTATTGGGGCTGGCGGTGTGGGGGTTTCTGGGAGCTCCGGAGGTGGCGGCGGCACAACTTCCTTTGGCAGTTTAATGTCAGCTAGTGGGGGGTATGGTGGGGCAAGAATGTCTCCTGGCGCGGCCGCATCCATCATTGGGATCGAATCTACATCCCAGCCTGCGCCACCAACAGTAAGTGGAGGAAATATTGTATCAAGTGGCTATCAAGGATCCTATGTCATTGGCTTACGCTTAGCTGCCGCTTACACCTTAGGAGCTATCTCGGGGATGGGGGGGCGCTCGTTTTTCGGAGCTGGAGGAGGGGCAGCATCTTCTTCCGGAGCTGGTGCGACTGCTACTGCCTATGGGTCTGGTGGGGCTGGCTCAAAAAGTTGGTCTGATAGCGGGACGGATATCGCTTACGCAGGCGGGAACGGAGCCAAAGGTGTTGTCATCGTTTGGGAGTATTCATAATGAGCATCTTCGCAGTTATTGACCCATCTGGGGTTATTATTAATACGGTTCTGTGGGATGGCGAAACAGAGTGGCAGCCTCCTGAAGGGGTATCGGTGGTTTTATGCGAAAACGAAAGTGATTGCATTATCGGCGGCACGTACGATGGCAGAACTTTTTATCCGCCGACACCTTCTGAAGAATCCAAGGTTGAAGCAGTGGCAGAAGCGGAACAAACAAAGGCTATCCTACTGGCAGAAGCTACCCTGTCGATCTCTCCGCTACAGGATGCTGCTGAACTGGAAATTGCTACCGAAGATGAAACGGTAATGCTCGCAGCATGGAAAAAATACAGGGTAATGGTTAACCGGGTTGATACTTCTAAAGCTCCATACGTAACATGGCCTGAAAAGCCTGTGTAAGTATTATGCGGTGGTGGTTGAAAATCACCACCGATATTATCTCTTTCCAAATGTGATAAATGGACGTTCAATTAGTTTATATGTGATTGATGATAGACATGCTATCATCATAAATGCTGACAGCAATACGATGTAAAGATTAACTCCATGCATTTTGTTATGTAGTGAGTAATATACAACATAGAGCACCAGTCCTTGTGTTAAATATAAACTGTAGCTAATGTGACCTAATCTCATAACGCCAGTGGTATTAAGCACACCAAAGAAAGAGAACCCTTTAATAACCATAAAGAACATGATGAAAATGAAAACAGTAAAGGCATCACTGTTAGGCGCTGGCTCTACTAGGTAGAACAGCGCAGCAATAGCTAAAAAAGAAAGGTTTAGAGTTCTTTGAGTAATTTCAATTTTATCCTCCAACTCTTTCGCCAATACTCCTGAAAAAAAGAAAGACCAAATGTAACTCACATTGGTATAACTGCCAAGCAGGAACAGGCTTCCAATAAACAAGGTTATAGATGCCTCGTACTTAACTTTTCTAAGCATGAACAGGGCGGGAAGAGTAAAGTAAAACATCCACTCCCAACGTAGTGTCCAAGTTACACCGGCAATAACAATGCGTGATGCGCCGAAATTATTTATTGGTTGTTTTCTGTCAAATATACCTGCATCAAACCACGAAGCAAAATTTGCTAATTCTGATTTTGTTATTAATGGGGTGCCTTTTGATAGGAAAATAATAAATACGGCTAGTATGCTCACAAAAAAACTAAGGGGAGCGATTCGGAAAAAACGTTCTTTATATAAAGAGATCCAGTCAACGGAATTTTTTTCTCTAATTTTACCCCAAAATAAATATGCTGTAATCATAAAGAAAACGGCAACCCCAACCCTTCCCATATAAATAAATAATGTGTTATGTGATACCCATGAACCGTTATCGAAAAAATTACGATAGAAGTCCATGTGGTGGAATATTACAAAAGAGGCTAGGAAGAATCGTAGTCCATCAAGCCCGTTGTTTCTCTTTGATTTTGTGTTTGAGTCAATAAAAATAAATAGTTTAGTGGAAAATAATACTGCCGTTAGAAACATGGTTGTTATTATAAATAACAACTGGATATAAGTATCTTGCATGTCATTTATCTTTTGTAATAAATTAATAAAAACCATATTACTTCACTTCAATGCAACTTCTCAAGTTTATGCGGCATGCCGTTTCTTCAGCGCCAGTTTGGTTATAGAAATGGAACGACGCTGAGCGACATTTCGCTTGTCGTTTGCATAATCTCAGGGCCGTTCCGCAGTGAAGTATGTGATCGGCGATGCCAGGACAGACAGTGCCGATGATACACCTGTGATGTAACATCACATGTTAATCAACAGATCGTATGCTGACGATTTCGGCGCTACAGTGTAATATGCACGCCAGTCGTTGATGGGGTAGTTACTGTGGAGTGTCCACCGCTGTGTCCATCAAGAAAAAATTATCAGCATAGCGAATTGAAAAACACATACATATGAAGAACATAAGAAATTTCTCCATCATTGCTCACATCGACCACGGTAAATCCACGCTGTCCGACCGTATCATTCAGATTTGCGGTGGTCTTTCCGATCGTGAAATGGCGGCGCAGGTTCTCGATTCCATGGATCTGGAGCGTGAACGCGGCATTACCATTAAAGCGCAGAGCGTGACCCTGGATTACAAAGCGACCGACGGCGAAACCTACCAGCTTAACTTTATCGACACCCCGGGCCACGTAGACTTCTCCTATGAAGTGTCGCGTTCTCTGGCTGCCTGTGAAGGTGCGCTGCTGGTTGTTGATGCCGGGCAGGGCGTAGAAGCGCAGACCCTGGCGAACTGCTATACCGCGATGGAAATGGATCTGGAAGTGGTGCCAGTTCTGAACAAAATCGACCTCCCTGCGGCCGATCCGGAGCGCGTGGCGGAAGAAATTGAAGATATCGTAGGGATTGATGCAACGGATGCCGTGCGCTGCTCGGCAAAAACCGGCGTCGGCGTTCCTGATGTGTTAGAACGTCTGGTTCGCGATATTCCGCCTCCGGAAGGCGATCCTGAGGCCCCACTGCAGGCGCTGATTATCGACTCCTGGTTCGATAACTATCTGGGCGTTGTGTCTCTGGTTCGTATCAAGAACGGCACAATGCGCAAAGGCGACAAGATTAAGGTGATGAGTACCGGGCAGGTCTATAACGCTGACCGTCTGGGCATCTTCACGCCGAAACAGGTTGACCGCACAGAACTGAAATGCGGCGAGGTAGGCTGGCTGGTTTGTGCCATTAAAGACATCCTCGGCGCGCCGGTGGGCGATACCCTGACGCTGTCCCGTAATCCGGCTGACAAAGCTCTCCCGGGCTTCAAGAAAGTTAAACCTCAGGTTTACGCGGGTCTGTTCCCGGTCAGCTCTGACGACTATGAAAACTTCCGCGATGCGCTTGGCAAGCTGAGCCTCAACGACGCCTCCCTGTTCTATGAGCCAGAAAGCTCAACGGCGCTGGGCTTCGGCTTCCGCTGTGGTTTCCTCGGCCTGCTGCACATGGAAATCATCCAGGAGCGTCTGGAGCGTGAATACGATCTGGATCTCATCACCACCGCACCGACGGTAGTGTATGAAGTGCAGACCACCAATAAAGAAGTTATTTACGTCGACAGCCCGTCCAAGCTGCCGCCGCTCAACAACATCCAGGAGCTGCGTGAGCCTATCGCCGAATGTCACATGCTGCTGCCGCAGGAGTTCCTCGGCAACGTGATCACGCTGTGTATCGAGAAGCGTGGCGTGCAAACCAACATGGTTTATCACGGCAACCAGGTCGCTCTGACTTATGAAATCCCAATGGCGGAAGTGGTCCTCGACTTCTTCGACCGTCTGAAGTCCACCTCTCGCGGCTACGCGTCGCTGGATTACAACTTCAAGCGTTTCCAGGCCTCCAACATGGTGCGCGTCGACGTGCTGATCAACGGCGAGCGTGTAGATGCACTGGCGCTGATCACCCACAACGACAACGCTCCGTACCGCGGTCGTGAGCTGGTTGAGAAGATGAAAGAGCTGATCCCACGCCAGCAGTTTGATATCGCGATTCAGGCGGCAATCGGCAACCACATTATTGCCCGTTCCACCGTGAAACAGCTGCGTAAAAACGTTCTGGCTAAGTGCTATGGCGGTGACGTCAGCCGTAAGAAAAAGCTGCTGCAGAAGCAGAAAGAAGGTAAAAAGCGCATGAAGCAGGTGGGTAACGTTGAGCTGCCGCAGGAAGCTTTCCTTGCCATTTTGCATGTCGGTAAAGACGGTAAATAA